ATGATCCTTTAAGCGGTAGAGATTGGAGTATTGGTGGTATGCCTATAACTCCATATGCGAAGACAAAACGAAGCATGGAGAAACAAGCAAAATTATATACAGATATACAGTTGCCATTAATGGAACAAATTAATAATGCACAGTTCCAGAGAGAAATGCAGATGGCTAGACTAGGAATGGCTCAAAACCTTATGAGTTCTACTAACCAGCTCATGGCTCAAGCTTATGGCACCAGCTCTTACTAAAGGACATTAGATATGTACAACTTTCAATCTTTATTAGGTAACAACTCCACTCTTATGGCAATGGGTCCATTAGGTCCTATTAGCTCAGATGTAACTCAGATGGTTAATCCTGAGAAATATATAAAACCTGTCAAAAAAGAAACAACTAAAAGTGAGTTAGTTTTAGACCCAACAACTGGAAGAATGGTTGCTAAGGACAGAGTTACTGGTTTATGGCGACCAGGAGCTGGGATGATAGATTGGTTATCAGGAAATCAATGGGATTTAGATAAAAGAGGAGATGGAACTGGAACAGCACATCATGAAACAGGTGCTGGAGGAATCCATAAAGATTATGAAGTAGGTATTGGTGGAGAAACGAAAAAGAAAGATCCAAAAGATCCAAGGTCTGATTTTGAAAAAGCAACTGATATGACTATGAAAGATTGGATGAAGGAAAATGAGGCGATGCAATTAAGAGTTGGAAAAAAGAAATTTGAACAAGAACAATTGGCAAGAATGCCTGATTTAATGCATGCAGCTTTTGGTGGTTCTTATGCAACTGCTGCCGCACCAGGAAATGCAAACTTGGCACAAATAGCTGCTAATTCTCGTGCTTATCAATTTGGTGGTGTCAATATTCCTACTCGTACAAACTTTGCTGCTTTACTGGGATAATGATTAAAGACTTAGACACTATAAAATGGAATATAAGACGGAGGTGTAAATAACATGGCTTTTCCTTGGATGGCAGCTGCAACATTAGGTGCAGGTATTTTTAGTGGAATGGGTGCTGCCAGAGGAGCAAGGCAGAGTGCTCAAGCCACGATGTATGGTGCTGATAAACAATTCGCAGCATCTAAATATGGAACAGAAGCTGGTGCTTGGAACCAATTGATGCAGCTTAATAATGCAGCAAGAGGTGAACGTGAAGCAATGGCAAATGCAAAAGAAATGGCCTTATTTGGAGTTGATACTTTAGATAGAAAGAAAGCAAGAAATAAAAGAGAAGATGCTTTAAATATGCTTTCAATAGCAAATAGTCCTCAAGCTAGAGATGTTTCCAGATTTCAAAACATGATGAATGCTTCTGCAGCTGCTTATCCTTCAATTGCTAAAGGAGAAGCAATGTTTGGTCCAACTGGTGCAGGTAGACGCTTCAGATTAACAGGTACGGTTTAATGGCTTGTTCAATTCTTACATCCGATATACTTCTTCCTAATGGAAAAAGAAAATCTATAAAAGATTTAAAAGTAGGAGATATTGTTGATACTGTTGATCAATATACTTTTGATCGTGGTACTCATAAAGTTGTCTTTGTAAATAAAGAAGAATCTAAATTACTTGATCTTGATTTCTCTGGAGAAAAGATTACTTGTTCTCCTAACCATAAATTCTATTCAGTTAATAGAAAGAAATGGATTAAAGCTAAAGATTTAAGTAGAGGTAATACAGTTGCAACGATAGAAGGAGAGTTATCACTTACTGATCGTAAGAAAATTGAAAAAGGTGATGTTGTTCATTTAACTGTTGAAGATGCTCATACTTATGTTTCAGGTAAGTTCTTAGTACATAACAAAGGTAATACAACAATTAACTATCCGAAAGAAGAAAAAGATACTACGTTCCAAGATTATTTAAAAAGTGAATCTCGTAAGAGTGAAGATAGAGATTATAAAGATTGGATGGGTCAGTTACAGACTTATAAAACTGCTAAAGGTAAACAGGCATCTGGTAGATCAGGTTGGGATGCATTTAAACAAGGTGTACAAACTAAGTTAGGTAAAGGTTTAATTGACTATAACCAGGCTGAAACTCAATTAAAAGATTATGCTACAGATTACAATTTAGCTGGAGGCAGTGTTTCTTTTGCTGGTGGAGAAGATCCACGTAAATCATGGGATCGTTATAAAGATGATACAGATTTTCAATACACAGATGTAGACACTTATCAGACACCTGAAAAATGGAAAGACTGGAGTGTTAATACAGCTTTAAATAATTTAGGTACTTTTTACCATGGTGGTGGTACAACTGGAGGAACTACAGGAGGAACAACTGGAGGAACAACTGGAGGAACAACTGGTGGTGGTTTATTAGGTACTAGAAGAGATACAAATATCAAAGCAGCTTATGAAGAAATCTTAGGTAGACAAGGTACTGCTGATGAAATAGCTAAAGCTAAAGAAAGATTTGGTTCTGGTTATTACAAAGATATTGATAGTTTTAAAACAGGTCTTACTTCTGGTTCTGAATATAAGGATAAGTTCCAGCGTAGCTATCTAGAGAACTATTACGACACAATGTATGGTAAGGAGAAAAGAGACGCTTCTGGAGCACGTACAGGTACACGTACATTTAACTTTGATAAGTCACTCCTTCCTAGTTACCAAGGAGATCTTGAAAGTGATACAGGCGTTAAGATGCCTACTTGGAAAGATCAATATGAAGGAAGTCCTGCAGAGATTGACTTTGCAATGGATAATATCCGTGAATCACGTAAGTTCTTATATAGTGCTGGATTAACTAATCTACAAGGAAATATTGATAAAGAAGTAACGAAACTCAAGGTTGAAGGTAATAAAGAAATTACACGAATTGGTAAAGAAGGTGATGTATATGCAGGTGTTGTAAACGCATTTAGTTTCTAGAAATACACTTGCTATAATTGTTTTAGTCTTGAATAATTAAAGGAAATGACAGATTCAGCACCTACTGATGACTATTTTGATATTAAAAAGTTTGAAGACTTATTAAGTCGTCTTGAAGCTTCTAAAGGTCGTCAGACACGTCAGAAATCTCTAGAAGGTCGTCGTGACACCTATGCTGCTGGTCTTGCCAACATGATGAGCAACTTCTAAATTTCTATTAGGATATATTCGTTATGGCTAGTTCAGTACCAACAGGTCAGTCAGATGTTGATGACTGGTTTGATATAGATAAATACAAACAGGCTGCTGGAGTTGCCTACGAATTTTCCAAGAAAAAAATGGAGGATGCTGGTGAACAAGATAGGCAAACAATCGGAAAAGGAGCCACAGAAAAAAGGCGTTCTACCGAACAAGAGCAACAGTATAAGCAAAAGGACGAAGAACGAGACTACAACCAGGCGCAACGAGCTTATAGATATTGAGCTATTTGATACTTGGGTTGATAACTTAGACGCATCAACTCAAGAATCTTTTTGTTCGTTTGCTTCTGATAATTACTCGGTCATCGAAATATATTTGTACTCTCGATTCCTTGGTTATCGAGGATCTATCACTGCGTGTGATCTATGGGTAAGAAAAGAATATATAAAACCAGATCATCGTAAAAAGCTTCTATTTGAAATAGATGCAATGCAAGAAGATATTCGTAAGTTAAGAGCTGATGTAGAAACAGGCTTAGTGAAACGTGATGCAGGTGTTGCACGTGTAGCTTCTATGCAAAAAGAATTACGTGGTCATATAGACCAAGTAGAGAAATTTACAAATACAAAAGATAGAAAAGGACTTTTAATGGCTGGTGCAGATAGAGCCATTAGAGAATTAATGTTTATTTTTAAAGATGATCCAATTGAAATTCCATTAGAAGAAGCAACTATGAGTGTATGGGCAAGAATGCAGTTAGAAGAATAGGTGAATTAAAATATATTTAAGCGAAAATTTTAGTGAATAAAAATGGGTGCTGGTACATTACAAAAAGGTGCTTTAGGCCAACAGTTAGCAGCTTCTGGTCAAGCTAGAAGAGCTGAAGCAATAAGTAGAAAAGGAAAAGGTCGTGGACCAGAAGGAAAAGGTAGAGCTAGAGCTGTTATAGAAGATCGTATGGATCAAAATGATAGAGAAGGGAAGCAGAAACAAGGAGGCAAAGGAATGCCAGGTAGACCAAGCATGCCTGAAGGTAGACCTTCTATGCCACCTATAAAAGATGGTATGCCAGGATTTTTTCCTCCTAAAGAAGGAAGACCTTTTGAACCACCAATGGAAGGTAGACCTCCTAAAGAAGGTAGACCACCTAGAGAAGGTAGACCTCCTATGCCACCTAAAGAAGGTAGACCTTTTGAACCTCCTAAAGAAGGTAGACCTCCTATGCCTCCTAAAGAAGGTAGACCTCCAGTAGGAAGACCAGATAAAACTTTCCCACCTAGAGGAGATCTTGTACCACTTCCTTACTTCCCACCTAAAGGAGATAGACCAATAAGAGGAAAAGATCAATTCGGACCAGGTGAAGGATACTTACCAGAGAGACCACCATTTGGAGAAGGTAAAGGACCTAGAGGAGGAACAGAATTTGGTCCAGGTAGAGGAAGTCGTATTCCTGAAGGTCCTGAAAAAGGTAGGCCATTTAATGATCAACTTCCAAAAGGTTTTAAAGGAACAGGATTCCTTCAAGATTTCTTAGCAAGAATCGCTCAACTAAAAGGTGGAGGAATTAGATAATGGCTAAAGGAAAAATGCCACCTCAACTTGTTGAGTATTTTAAAAATAAAAATGCCAAGAAGGATGATGGTACAGAAATGTCAGATAAAGAAAAACGTAAAGCTGCTTTAGAGAAAGCTAAGAAGTATAAAGAGCAAAAAAAAACAAAGTAAATAAATCTTCAAAAGATTGTGATACTTGCCAACATCCTGAGATTCAAAAACATCCTGCAGAAATAGATAATGCAGGTCGTCATGTTTAAAAATACTTTATTAGTTATTATTAAAGTAATACTTTGATTACTTCTTGTGCCTTCATATACCCATCTTGCATATAGACGTAATGCGAAGGCTGCTGCACGTAATCAACAAATAAAGAAACCTAAAAACTTAGAAGACTTAAAAAGAGCAAGAGATGACTTTGGTTACTTTTGTGATTATGTAGCTGATAAACCTCCTGCTTATCACCATAAAGAATGGAATAGAAACTTTATAACGAATGAAGATAGTAGTTGTTTAATAAAAATTGCTGGACCCAATATTGATCTATTAGCACCTCGTGGTTCTGCTAAATCAACTGTTCTTGGTTTACTTACTGCATGGGCTATTGGTGTTCATACACAGGCTGGTCTTCCATTACAAGTTCTTTATCTCTCTTATACCGTTGATATTGCTCGTTCTAAATCAGCAACTATTAAACGTATTATTGAAAGTAAAAGATACCAAGAAGTATTCCCTAAAGTTCGTTTACTTAAGAACGTAACTAGTAATGAATACTGGTCAATTGATCATAAGTTTGCAGGTATAGATACAACTGGTGAAGAACAATTTACTCTCTGTGCTGCTGGACTAAAAGGTTCTGTTACATCCAAGCGTTCTCATCTTGTCATGATAGATGACGCTATTAAATCAGCTGCTGATATTGCTAACCCTGATATTCGTAAAACAATGCAGGAGAATTGGAATGCAGTTATCGCTCCTACTATGTTTGAAGGGGGTCGGGCTATTTGTCTTGGTACTCGATTTAGGCATGACGATATTCATTCCACTACCTTTAACGAACAAAATAACTGGATACAAATTGTACTCTCTGCTATACAGAATGATCCTAAAACAGGTGAAGAAGAATCATACTGGCCTGAAATGTGGTCCTTGGAATACTTAAAAGAAAAAAAACGGCAATCTCCGATTGCCTTCTCCTTCCAGTATATGAATCAAGTTGTTCGACAGAATGAATTATCGCTTGCACCTGAACTAATTGTTAAAGCAGAAATATCAACTGAATTTGATACGTTAGGAGTGGGGGTAGATCTGTCAGCAGGAATAAGAGAAAAGAATGACTATACGGTAATGGTACTGGGGGGAAGGATTGATGATCGAGTACATATCATTGATTACAGAAGAATACGAGTAATGGGTAATTTAGAAAAACTTGATGCAATGAAAGAGTTATTAAACGATTGGTCAATCATTCAAGTTGATCAAGGTGGTCTTTATTATCCAACACATTCAACATGTGATATATGGTCTGAAGCTGTTCAATATCAAGCATCATTAGAAGCAGACTTTAAACGTATTTGTTTACAAAATGAAAGTTTATATAATCTAATTTGGCATCCAGTTAAAGGTTTTAGAGGAGATAAGTTAGCTAGATTCCGTGGGATTATGGGAATGTTTGAAGATAGAAAAATTATATTTAACCGTTATAGAAACTTTACAAATATGTTTGAAGAATTAACTAACTTTGGTGTTAGTGGACATGACGATTGTGTTGATGCATTAGTTTGGTTAGTTACAGGATTAATGAAAAAAGGTCACTTACAATTGGACTTTTGATTTAGAATAAAGAAAAAGGATAGAACATTGGGACCAGACTTTCTGACACTTGCATTAACAGCTGTTATTTCTTCTATAACAGGAGGTGGTTGGATTGCTAGTAAAGTTTTAGAACGTCATCAAGAACGTTTAAAAGATTCTATTCAACAAGTAGAAAATCAAAGAAGACGTATTAATGCATTGGAGGAACACGTGAATAGAATGCCTTTGGAATATGTTTTAAAAGTAGATTTTGTTCGGGAACTACAAGATATGAATGATCACTTTAGAGCAATTCATAATAAGCTTGATAAGCTAATGGAAAAGCTTATAGAAAAATGACTTACATACTGGAGTTAGAAGATAATGTATTTGGTGACTTATGTATTAGTTTTCCTCCAGAAATAACAGATGAATTGGAATGGCAAAGAGGAGATCATTTGGAATGGGATATTAAAGGTATTGGTATCGTATTGACAAAGTTAAATGATCCAAAAGGATACAAAGTACAAGAAGAGTAAAATAGATTTATATATTGGGTAGTAGCAATGTTTTACGGTGGAGAACTAAATGTCCCAGGTGCTCCAGGGAATAATGTTAGAACAATGGAATATAGATACGGTAGAGATGATGGTGGAACAGCAGTTCCTGTTGGCGTAGGTTATACACCACAACCTAGTAATTTTGTAGGTTTACCAGGGGCAGTAGGTAATCTAGGAGCTATTGCTCATGGAAGTCATACTCCTGATTTTACACATGATGGAATACCTAGATACGTTACTCCAGGTACACATAATCCAAAACAACATAATCCACCAGTAGACCCAGCTGGGAATCCTATTGAATCACTTAGACCAAAAGATAGTGATATTCCTTTGCCAGGTTATGGAGGTAATCAATCAAGTAATTTACCAACAGCTATACCTCAAAGTTCAACTGCTTTTCCAGTAGGAAATGTAGGTTATGAAGTAGCTCAAGCACAAACAAATCTTTTAAATCCTTTTCAAATACAAGAAAATTTAAATAAAATAGATCAAGTTAAAGAAGGAACTTATAAAGGAGGAAAAGGAGGAATGGTAGACAAAATCTTTAAAAACCAAAGTGATAAGAATGATCAGTTAAGACAATTAATGGAACAAGCTGGTATGTAAATGAAGTTAAAAAAGTTGGTTAAACAAGCAGTTAAAAAAACAAGTTTATTTAGTGAACAAGAATTAAAATTTTTTAAAAACTGGCTTTATGAAAATAAAAAACATAAACCCAAGAAATAAAAATGGCACAAGACGATTCAAAATATACAAAGCCTGGCTTACGTGAAAGTATAAAGAAGCGTGTCATGGCTGGTTCTAAAGGTGGAAAACCTGGTCAGTGGTCTGCACGTAAAGCACAATTAGTAGCTTTAAAATATAAAGAAGCTGGTGGAGGCTACAAAGGAGGTAAAGGTAAAAAACAAAAAGACCTCAAGAAATGGGGTAAAGAAAAGTGGATGACAAAAGACCAGTATGAAAAACGCAGCAAAGCAAAAAGTGCTGCTAAAAAATACAAAGATTCTAAAAAGTAATTATGGAAATCCCAGCAAAGTTTAAAGAAGTCCCTGGACAATTAAGGAAAGCATCAAAGATGCATGCCGCACAAGCTGATGTTGTTCAATCTTTTCTTGATGACTATATGAAAAGTATGAAGAAGAATAATGGCTGATAAAGCAATACAAAAAGGACAGACAAAAAGATATTTACCAGAGAAAGCTTGGGCTTCTTTAAGTAAAGAAGAACGTGAAGAAACAGATAGAAAGAAAAAAGAAGGAAGTAAAAAAGGAAAACAATTTGTTAAAAACACTGAAGAAGCTAAGAGAGCTGGCAAAGCTGCAAGAGCTGCTAAGATATATAAAGATAAACGTAGCAAAACATAATGGCTAGTGACGCTAAAGCCCGTTTAAAAGAAATTATTGATTCTTATCTTGAAAGAGATGGAGGAGCTTCAATTGACACAGGAATCGTAGCGTCCCATTTAGCACAAATGAGACTTTTTGGTATACGTCAAGGAGTTGAATTCTTTCCTGCTCAAGATAACTTTGGTAATCAAAGAAAAGATTTTATAGACCGAGTAATTAAATATAATCAACTTGAGTCTCGTTTAGACTCAATATGGGATTACTTCTTATGTGATGGACAAGGGTTATTTTATATTCGTCCTACAAATAATAATTATCGTCTTTATTATTTCCGTAAGCATGAATACAGAAGTTACTACAGTGTGGATGGGGAACTAGATGAAGTAGTAATTATCTATCATTACAAAGTAAGAAAGCATACAGGTGGTGAACAACCTATTGCTGATTCTTCTTTAACAGGACAAGATCCATCACAAAGACATGGAAGAAAAAAATATATTCGTTTATCTATTAAAAGAAAAATAATTACTGAAACTCATTCAGATCATGAGATTACATTTGATGCTCCTTATCCCTCAATGCCAGGGAAGACCAAAGAATTTGATAACACTTTAGGGTTTATTCCTTGCGTAGAAATTTTTAATAACCCAAAAGGCTTTTCACACGAGGGTTCTGGAGAGTTTGATGCATTAGCAAATCATATTTGTACTCATGATGAAATAGTTTCCACCATGAGAAAGAACGTTACTTTCTTTGGTAATCCAACATTACTTTCTTCAAGACCTAAAACAGATCTTGTGGAATCAGGTGGAGATGCAAATATACAACGTCCGTCTATTGCAGCTAACTCAGGTTTTGTAGGTGTAGGAGCTATGAGTGCTTCTCGTTATAAATCAGATCCTGTATCTCGTGGTGTAGATGGACAGATCAGAGTACCAAGAGTTATTGCAAACTTAGAACCAAATGATCGTGTTGGTTATATAGTTCCTGATGCTATTACTGGAGATCAGAATGCTTTTTCTCGTCAGTACAGAGAAGAGATAAGAACTGCATTAGGTGGTGTTGATGAATTATCTATATCAGCAGGTGTAACCGCTACAGAATATAAATCATTATTTGGACGTGTTGCTGCTACTTCTAAAAAGAAAGCCAAAAGTATATATGACTATGGATTATCTCGTTGTTTGGAATTAATAATTTTCCAAGAAGAACGTTTATTTAAAGATTCACTTGCAGCAGCTGCAGGATTAGAAAAACCAATGGATTTACCTGATGGTGCTAGTAATGATGAAAGAGGAGCATATGAAGAAGCAATGGGTATGTTTGAAGATCAAGTTAAGCAATTAATGATTGCATGTTTGCGTACAGAGCAAATACCACCAGGGGTTATTGGTTTAATTCCTGATGGTGATGTAACGATGCAATGGCGTTGGCTCGGACCAGTTTATGAAGACTCAACACAGGATACATTAAACAACTCAATTGTTGTAAGAAATTTACAAGAATTAGGGGTAGATAGCATAGAAGCACTGAAATACCTCTTTCCGTCCAAGACGGATGAAGAAAGAGCAGCAATGCTTTCGGGTTTCCCATTCAGAATGGTGAACGAATTACAGAGTGCATACTCTCAATTCGCAAAGTTAGTGGGGGGAATGATGCAGACTCCTCACCCACAATCACCCGATTTACCTATGGCAGCAGATCCTCGCCTCGATCTGACTCCATATCTGTATCGAACATTAGAGGCTTTACAAAAGGAGATGAGTTATGCAGGACGCTACCGTCCAATCGACCCCACCGACGAGCCAAGCACCAGCAGCCGTCGCTCCGAACAGCTACGTGGCGGCAGCTCCAGCAGCTCCACAGGCGGTTCAGACAGCACCAGTGCCTTACCAGGTGGGTACGAGCTTCCCCCAGGCAGTTCCCCAGTCGGTCCCCAGTTACCAATCAGCCCCTACGCAGTTCGCCCCCCAATCCCAGACTCCTTCCTCGGAGGCGGGCAATCCATGGGAGTCGGCGTTCAACAAAGTGGTAGGAGTTCTGAGCGCACCAGTCCAATCCCCGTTCCAGGGTCAACAGTCGCAGACACCGACTCAGTATTCCCAGGCGAATTACGGACAGGCCAGCGTCCAAGCTACGCCACAATCGGCTCCGCAGACTTGGCCAGCCAGCCAGACATCATTGCCCAACTCTTCCCAAACCTCTTCAACTCTCTCCTCGGAGGAGCTAGTGGGGATGGCGCAACAAGTAGGAATGAGTCAGGAAAGTTACGAGGTAATGGACGCGTTCGGGATAGAGGCACCAGCGATACTAAACCAGTACGCGGTAAATCTAGAAGGAATGCTCGATAGTGCTGTTGCATGGGGAAATAGAGCAACAGATAATATTAGAGGTTATGCCAACTTTGCTGTTCAAGAGCATCAAGAGAATTTAGCTTATAACGAAATTCTTACTAACCCTGATACTCTTAGTGATTACACATTGAAGTTCTTCGGTCCAGAAGGACCTCATCCTGTATATGAGAATGAGCAACAGTTAGAAACAAGAGGATATCCAACACAGCCTGTTCAAGGTCAGCAAGTTGGACAGCCAGCTAATCAAATGCCAGCTCCTCCAGCTGCTGCTGCACCACAGCAACCAGAAAATTTCTGGGGTAGCTTTAATGAGCAAATGGCAAGAGATCCAGGTAATGCTTGGAAAATTCTTAACCAGGCACAGCCAGGAACCGTACAAAATAAACTTTTTGTAATGGAATAAGGCTATGAATCCTGCCTATTACAGATATGGCATCCCTACTCTCGGCGGCGCAGTCGTCGGGGGAGCAGGTGCTGCTCAAGATGGTGGTGATTTTGGAAATGTTCTTGGAGGTGCTGTTCTTGGTGCTGGCATAGGTGCTGGTGCTGCAGGAGGCGCAAGAGTATTTGATGCCCCTGGTCCAGCTGCTGAAAAGATTGCTAAAGGTGTTTCTAGTAAAGCTGGAAGTGCAAAAGTTAAAGGAAAAACATTCCTTGACGAGCAAGTTGCAAAACTTTTAGCAGCAGAACCACCTGCAACTGCTCCGTATGATCCAAATCAAAGATCACAAATACGGATGCCTCTTTTAAATATAGGAGGACAAATGGGAAGAAATATTCTTAATCCTTTAGCCGCAACTACAGCAGGAGATGTTTCTGCTGTAGGAGCAACAGCTATGGGTTATGGTTCAATGCTTCCTGCAGGTGCAATAGCTGGAGGCGTTGCTTCTATGCTTAGTCCAATAGATCCAGAATCATACGGTTCTAGTAATTTGCCTCAAACGAGAGCAAATTCTCTTTATCAAATGACAACTAATCTAAACAGATAATTTGTTATTTTTTAGGGTTTAAGTTAACTATGTTAGTAATAAATTACTGACTGTTAAAATATTTAGTTAGATAGGGCATGCTCATGTCTGACTCTTTCACCCGTTAATTAAAAACATCAGACATTGGAGGAATAAAACCAAGTGTTTATTGATAATGATTTCCCTAAGATTTTAGGGGCCGAGCTTTACAGACCACATCCAGGTTATATCGCAGAGATGGCCGTTGAGCCAGTAGTCGTACATGACTTTACTCGCCAGCCTGGACAAACTGTTCAGTTAGATCGTTACAAGTTCTGGGGAACTCCTGGTACAAAGGACAGCCGTGAGCGTGTAGCCGATCAAACTATTGGTACTGCCAATAGCCGTAACATCACAAAGGAAAAGGTTCTTGTAGTACTTAAAGAGTACACAGGTCCTGCAGATCCTGGTGATGCTACACAGTCAAGTACTTTCAAAATTGCAAGAGAAACTCTTGTAACAGCACAGCGTCTGCTACTTGACACAGGGAACCTTAATATGTTTCATCAGAGCATAGGTTCACTTACCCTTTTGGATGATTATCGCCGTTGGAGAGATAGAGTATTCATTGATGAACTAGCTAAAGCAGAAGCCAATGGTGCTGCTTCTACTAGCCAAGGTGGATATTATTTCGCAGATGGAAAGACTAAGGATGCTTCTGGACGTATTTCTTACTCTGCTACTGAAATCACAAATGATAAGCAGCAGTTTTCAGTTAAGACTGACTTACTAACTGTTGTTAAGGATTTACGTAAGCGTAACGTTCCTACTTATGCAGATGGTTTATATCGTTGCATATGTGATCCAACATTCATGATGCATTTACGTCGTGACTCTGACTTCAGAGAAATCGCTCGTTATGCAGGTGCTCCTGGTCAAGGAATGTACATGGGCAACCCCATGGTTCCTAACAACACAAGTTTCTATCAAGGACCACAAGCTGGACAAGCTTACTTCCTTGCTGGTGAACCTGTAATGCCAACAGGCGTACAGTTTGAAGGTGTTAAGTTCTTCGAGTCTACAAACTTCCCAACTAAGAATATTACTTCTTCCTATAACGGTGGTGGTGCTTATTCT